AGTCTGTCGGTAAGAATTAGATATTTGGTCTCATAAAATTCGCACAGTATAATAGAAGGAAGTAGATCATCCCATTTCTTTTTTTTCATCTATTGAATCGCAACGCCAAGAAAGGAGGAGCATTGGCGGGTACGATCAACCTACAACCGCAGGTTTTGAATCTTGCGATGTACTCTGGAGATGGATTCTCGTTCAAGTTGAAATGCTCAGATGCCAACGGTGCTCCTATCGACATGGGTGGCACCGTCAAAGCCCAAATTCGAAACGATCGTCTACATCCAGAAGATTCATCGCTGGTTGATTTCGACGTCAGCACAGTCGACGCCTATCTTGGCATTATCGGTCTTTCTCTTACGGGAGACGACACACAATCTCTGACCGATGATCATGGTGACGCCAATGGAAAGTTCAGCGGCGTATGGGATGTTCAATGGACTCCTGCTGGTCTTGAGCCGAGAACCATCTGTCAAGGTATCGCTGAATGCGTATCCGATGTTTCAAGATGACATCATCGTAGTTGTTAACTCCGACGAAATTCAGATCGAACTCGATGATGCTCCAGACACAGAACTAAGGCTCGAGAAAGTTCAAGAAGTTAATGTCGTCTTGTCGTATGACGACATTGTGGTTTCATCAGCAGAGCTTACGACAATCACGATCGGACTCGAAGCGCCTCCAGAGATTCCCCTAAGCATCGTCGAGAATTCCGAGGTGATCGTCCTCGCGGCAGGAAACTTGGGGAACGAAGGACCGCCTGGTCCTGAGGGACCGATGGGACCTTCTGGTGCACCTGGCCCTCAGGGCGCCGATTCAACAGTTCCGGGTCCGCCCGGCCCAACGGGCCCTCAAGGTATTCAAGGCCTTCAGGGCGTTAAGGGGGATACGGGAGCAACGGGTCCTGGCGGTGGCGCAACATACTCACAAGTCATCGGTGACGGAACAAATCAATCTTTCACGATTGTCCATAACATAGGTGTTCGTGGTGTCAGCGTCACTGTTTATCGAAATACTGCGCCCTTTGACGAGATCGAAGCTGATGTGGAATTCACAAGTACAAATGTCGTGACTGTGCGCACTCTACAGGTTCCGACTCTCGATCAATATGTTGTGTTTGTTTCTGGTCCTGGTGCTGCCGGAGCGGCTGGTAGTGATCTGACTTACATTCATACGCAAAGCAGTCTAGCAGCAACATGGAATGTTTTACACAATCTCGGTAAATATCCGTCTGTGTCAGTTGTCGATTCTGGCGGATCTGCCATAATTCCGAATGTCAGCTATGCGGGAGTTAACCAGGTGTCGATTTCGTTCGACGCCCCGACTTCGGGAAAGGCGTACCTCAACTGACATGCCCACTCTAGGCGCAGCACTCGACTTCGCAAAATATGAGGGACGCAATCTGCGTGGGCATCAGCTCGGCACGGCTCCCTCAAGCCCAGTCACTGGTCAGTTGTACTACAACACCGGCGACAACACCCTCTACTGGTACGACGGATCAGCATGGGTATCTGCTCGTGGTGGTGCGTCTGCTACTCCTCCCGCAACAACAGGTGCTCTAGGAACTATTCAGTTGGCTGGAGATCTGGCGGGTACCGCAACTAGTCCTCAGATTGCAACCGGAGTCATCGTTGATACGGATGTGGCTGCAGCAAACAAGGATGGTGTAGCAGGCACGCCGTCCTTGCGCACTCTTGGTACTGGAGCACAGCAAGCTGCAGCAGGTAACGATGCTCGCTTGTCGGACGTCCGGACACCCGCGGCGCATCACGCAACTCACGAGCCTGGTGGCTCAGATCCAATGGCTGTGGACGCAGCCGCAGGTACGGGATCGCTGAGGACTCTCGGTTTGACCGGAAGCAAAGCTATGCCGGGAACGACAACGCTTGACGCGATTGCTGTACCAGTTGCCGATGTTAACTTGAACACTCACAAGATTACGAATCTGGCCGATCCCACAGCTTATAATGATGCCGCGACTAAGAATTATGTGGATAGTTTCACTCAGGGATTGGACGCAAAGCAGTCGTGCAAAGTAGCAACAATCGCAAATATCACACTCGCGGGAGGCGCGCCAAACACGCTCGACGGAATCTCGCTCGGAGTTACTGATCGTATTTTGGTTAAAGATCAGACGACCCAATCTCAGAATGGTATCTACACCGTGCAAACGCTTGGTACTGGTGCTAATGGTACTTGGGTTCGAGCGGTTGATCTTGATGCTCCGGCTGAATTTCCATCAGCATATACATGGGTTGAGCAAGGAACGGTTAACGCTGATACCGGTTGGGTTTGCACTAACGACGTTGGTCTGATAATTGGCACGACAAATATCACTTTCGTTCAATTTTCTGGAGCAGGACAGATTATTGGTGGTGCAGGCCTTCTCAAGACGGGTAACACACTCGACGTTGGTGCCGGCGCTGGAATTACTGTCAATGCCGATACGATCCAAGTGGCAAATAACGGAATCACGAATGCGATGATCGCCGACGGAGCGATCGATGTCAGTACCGCAGATGTCACCGGAACACTGCCTGTCGCAAAGGGCGGTACCGGTGGAACGACGAATCCTACTGCTCGGGCAAGTCTCGCTGCCGCAGGCTACTATAGCTCGGCCACGCATGGTGCCGGAGCGACAATCTCGATTCCTCAAGCAACTCATGGTCTTCGTGCTACTCGGGGTCTTCTCGTTCAAGTTCAAGACGAGGCCAGTGGAGCGGTTGAGATTCCGGATATTTCAGTTGCTGCTACTGGGGACGTGACAGTTACCTACGGCGCATCAGTAGCCGCAAACTCGAAGAGGGTTACGGTGATCGGATAATGCCAGAATTTGTTGGACGCCTCAGAACTCCGAGACTTTCGGGAGCTCCATCTTCTCCTGTTTCCGGTGAACTATATTTCGATACAGGAACGAACACGCTTTACTGGTGGAATGGAACTTCTTGGGTTTCCGCTTCTGGTGGAGGCGGAGGCGGCTCGAGTGCTGTTGATACCCAAGTATTCACAGGCAACGGAACATGGACGAAGCCGGCAGGCGCAAAGACTGTCGAAGTACACGTCTTCGGTCAAGGCGGAGGCGGAGGTGGCGGAGCCAATCAAGCAGTTGCGACACAGCATAAGGGTGGCGGTGGAGGTGGTTCTGGTGGTCATGTCGAGCAGACGTTTCTTGCAGATAGTCTTCCGGCCACTGTTGCTGTTACAGTTGCCAACGCTGCCAACAAAGGAGCCGGAGCTGCTGCGAGCTCAAACGCAAACGGTGGATACGGTTCGCCAGGAGGCGCTTCATCATTCGGAACACTTCTGTCTGCCCAAGGTGGCGGAGGTGGAGGACAGGGAGGTAACTCATCAACGCAGAATAGCGTGGCTGGCGGCGGAGCTGGGTTTAATGCTGCAGGAGTAACGCCAAGTGGTACCAACCCTACTGCTGGCGGTAACGGTGGCGCAGGTTGGTCTGATGGAGGTGGTGCTGGTTCTACTGGTGGTGCTGGAAACGACGGAGGTCCCGGTAAAGGTGCGCCGTATGGCAGCGGTGCTGGTGGCGGCGGTGGTGGACCGTCTAACGGTGGAATCAACATCAAAATGGGCGCAGGTGGCGGCGGTGGTACAGGTACCGCTTCCGCGTCGGGAAACGGCGGTAGTTCGATGGCGGGTGCTGGTGGTGGCGGAGGTGGAGCTTCTAGCCAAGCTGGCTCTGTTGGTGGTGCTGGTGGTAGTTCTTCGCTCACTCCCGGTGGCGGTGGCGCAGGCGGAGCAAGTGGAGCCGTTCCTGTAGTTGGTGCTGTTGGTGCTGCTTGGAACGCTGGCGCTGGTATCGGTGGTTCTGGTGGTGGCGGAGGCGGCGGAGCAACAGTCGCTGCTGTCGCAGGAGCTTCTGGTGGCGATGGTGGTCTCGGTGGAGGCGGAGGTGGAGGTGGTGGACCGGGAAACACCACAGGCAAAGGTGGAGATGGCGGAAATGGTGGTGGCGGTTTGGTGGTAGTTATCTCGTGGTAAACGAAGCTCAATACCAAGCCCGTCTCATCAAGAAACTCGACCGACTCTTTCCTGGATGCATTATCTTTAAGATGGATCCCGGCTATCTACAAGGTGTTCCAGACCTTCTAATTCTTTGGCAAGATCGTTGGGCACTTCTCGAGGTCAAGCGATCGGCCGAATCTCTTGAGCAGCCGAATCAGGCGTACTATGTCAAGAAACTTCACAAGATGTCGTTTTCTGCGTTCATCTATCCAGAAAATGAAGCGGAGGTACTGAGTGCGCTTCAACAGGCATTTGAAAGTTCAGGGCGAGCATGCGTTCCTCAGTCCTAGTCAGCACCATTGGATTCACTATACGCCAGATCGCCTTCTAGAACGTTGGACCGCAGCACAAGCCGCAGCGTACGGTACTGCCCAACACGAATACGCCCACCGCGAGATCAACGAAGGGCGCCTTTCGAGTCTTGTTGGAACTGTCGGTCTCTATATCAACGATGCCATCAGATACCGAATGCAAACCGAGCAAGTTCTCTACTACTCAGAAAACTGTTTCGGAACAGCGGACACGATCTGTTTTCGTTACAACACCCTTCGAATTCATGATCTGAAAACTGGAGTCTATGCTGGATCTGTCCATCAGCTTGAGGTTTATGCTGCGCTCTTCTGTCTAGAATACGACAAAGATCCTTTCGACATCAAGATGGAGCTGCGCATTTACCAAGATAACGAGGTAGTTATATTTGATGTTGATCCAGAAGACATCATGTTCATTATGGAACGAATTCAAGAATTTGATAGACTCATATCCCATCGACGAATGGAGGAGGAAACATGATTCGCACCGAAGAAGAACATCTTGCGCATTATGGCATCCTTCGCCGTTCTGGGCGCTATCCGTGGGGTTCGGGTAAAGATGAGAATACGCGCAACCGCGATTTCCTCGATATCATCGCTCAGCACAAAAGAGATGGTATGTCCGAGTCAGAGGTCGCAAAAGGCTACGGAATCACTACAACTGAGTTGCGCGCAGCCAAGTCCATCGCAAGCGCTCAGCAGAAGCAGGAAAAGCGTCTGACCGCTCAGCGTTTGAAGGATAAGGGTTGGTCGAACGTCGAGATCGGTAAGCGGATGGGAATCAACGAATCCTCAGTTCGATCGTTGCTTACTATCGGAGCCAGGGATAAAGTCGACGCTCTTCATGCTACTGCCAATATGCTTCGCGAACAAGTTACAAAAAAGGGCATGATCGATGTCGGTAAAGGTGTCGAGTATCAATTGGGGGTTACGAAAAGTCGTCTCGACACAGCTGTAGCTCTGCTCAAAGAAGAGGGCTATGCTGTTCACAACATCAAGATCATGCAGTTGGGCACGGGTAAGTTCACGACCATGAAGGTGCTTGCTCATCACGGAACTACGTTGTCTGAAGTTCAGAAGAATCGTGCTCAGATTCAGCAGATCCAGAGTCGATCCAAAGATCATGGTCGAACGTACGAAACATTCCAATCACCAAAGTCGTTGAGTTCAAAAAGGGTTGGAATCGTGTATGGCCCAGAAGGTGGCTCCAAATCTGACGGTGTTATCTACGTTCGTCCTGGTGTGAAGGATCTTTCTCTTGGGCAGAACAACTATGCTCAGGTCCGGATCATGGTTGATGGGACGCACTACATCAAGGGTATGGCGGTCTACAGAGAAGACATGCCTCCCGGTCACGATGTCATCTTCCACACAAGTAAGAGCAATACGGGTAATAAGAAAGATGTAATGAAGGAGATCTCGAGCGATCCTGAGAATCCGTTTGGTGCGATCACCAGTCAAGTCACGAATTCAAAGGGCCGCGTTTCTTCAGTAATGAATAAGGTCAACGATGAAGGAACCTGGGACAAATGGTCGAAGAATCTTCCGTCTCAGTTCCTGTCAAAGCAAAGTCCTACTCTTGCAACACAGCAGCTCAAGACCACGTTCGATAGAAGGACTCGAGAGTATGATGAAATCAGCTCTTTGACAAATCCTTCGGTTAAGAAAGATCTCCTACTGAAGTTCGCAGACGCAACAGATTCGGCTGCTGTGCATCTCAAGGCGGCTAGTCTACCTCGACAAGCAACCAAAGTTCTTCTTCCTGTTCCTTCTATGAAAGCCAATGAGATCTATGCACCTAGCATGAGGAATGGCGAGACCGTTTCGCTAGTTCGTTTTCCTCATGGAGGAACGTTCGAGATTCCTCAACTCAAAGTTAACAACCGAAATCGTGAAGCGCGAAAGATGTTGGGTACCGCAGCTCAAGATGCGGTTGGTATCCATCATAGTGTTGCTCAACGTTTGTCGGGTGCAGATTTCGATGGCGATACTGTTCTTGTTATTCCCAACTCTCACAACAAGGTTAAGAGTAGCGATCCTCTGGATGGGCTGAAAGACTTCGATCCTCAGTCCTATAAGATCCCTCATGATTCATCCGTTCCTCGAATGACTCCATTTCAGAGGGGTCAGGAGATGGGAAAGATTTCTAACCTGATTACGGACATGACTATTCGTGGTCAGGGTGGCGGTGCTAGTAGCGATGAACTTGCTCGTGCCATTAGACATTCAATGGTTGTCATTGATGCTGAGAAGCATGGGCTTGATTATCGTCAGTCCGAGAAAGATCATGGCATCTTGCAGTTGAAGGAGAAGTACCAAGGTAGTAAGAAGGCTGGTGCTACAACTCTAATCAGTCAGGCCAAGGCACCTAGGGTTATCGAAGAACGTCAACCTCGATCTCCTCGTAGAGGTGGACCAATCGATCCGAAGACGGGTAAGAAAGTCTTCGAACCTACGGGTCGTACGGTTGCTGAGCGGAAGCTGGTTAGAGATCCAGCAACAGGTGAGAAGCACTATGTGGACACAGGTCGTAGGGTTCCTGCCACGATTCGTGTCCCCCGTCTAGGAGAAACGCACGATGCGTTTGCCCTTTCCTCTGGCACACAAATGGAAGCTATCTATGCGTCGCATTCGAATAGGTTGAAGAGCCTGGCCAATGACGCCCGCAAGCAAGCGCTGGCTACTAAGGCTCATGATAGATCCCCGTCCGCGGCAAAGGCGTACTCAAATGAAGTGGCCTCCCTTAACGCCAAGCTCAATCTCGCAAAGAAGAATGCTCCATACGAAAGACACGCCCAGCTCCTAGCAAATGCCCAGGTCTCAGTAAGACGCCAGGCTAATCCACATATGGAGAAAGCGGAAGTCAAGAAGCTTCGTAATCAAGAGTTGACTAAAGCTAGAGCAAGAACTGGAGCAGGCAAGGACCATATCGTAATAACCCAGGCAGAATGGGACGCCATCCAGGCAGGTGCTATCAGTAAGTCTAAGTTGGATGAGATCCTTCGTCATAGCGATACTGATACTGTGAAGAAGCTCGCCCTCCCTAAAAGAAAGCACCTCATGACTTCGTCCATGCAGTCTCGGGCTAAGTCTATGCTTGCCTCCGGCTATACACAACAAGAGGTCGCGGATGCTTTAGGCGTTGGCCTCACCACGCTCAAGGTAGGACTCAATGGCTGACACATCGTTCGATGGTACGAACCAGCCAACCGAGTACATGCTCACAACTGTGGACAATCCGTTCAGTCCTTTCGATGAGTTCGAAGAATGGTTGGCCTATGACATCAAGCTAGGGTACAACACCCCAGGTATGCTGGATAGGATAGCACGCGTATCGTACGACTCATCGGAACCTGACCAAGCACTGGCCATCCAGAGTGCTATCGATGAGATTGTTCAGGAGAACGTAAGTGGAATGTGGAGAAAAGCTTTGAGGAGTGATTATGATACATCGGCTGCTGCATAGGCACTGGCCAGTTTGGTTTCGTGCCGACTACGATGGCCTGACCTGGCGGTACCGATGTGCAGTCTGTGAACCAAATCATCGTGATGCACCTA